TGCCTACTGCAACTAAACAGGGTTATCCAACGGATGAAGAAGGATTCCCTGCGCCATATACAAGTCAAGACGACTACCGTTCACCGATGTATGGCAATCAAGCGTTTACATTTAGGCAACAAGTTGACACGCCTACTACATGGCATCCTCAATGGGACGCATATAGGCATGAGGGTCAAGAATATACTGGTCATCAAAAACCCGAAGTAGCAATGGATGACATGAGAAGGCATTTGCGTAGAGCACCACCCGACCAACCTATCCCTCGTGACCCATCAATGGGACAACGAGTACCATACACTCCCAATTCGTAATCACGGGGCTTGATATGGCGGTGGAATTGTTGATGGACCCGATGAATAACGCTTGGTCTTTACTCAAGGCTCCACGCCAAACCGAATTAGGTGAGTTCCATCCCGATTTCCCCAGTTCGTATGGGCCGGTGACGATGCAAAGAAGCCACCCTACTGCTGAATTTTTTGAAAATAATGAAATGGAAAGGATGATGAATGAGGGAGTCACTGCAAGCAGAAACAATCCTCCTACACCTATGCCAGTTTCTATGCAACAGCCCGCAGAACAAGTGTTCCGTCAAGGATTAAAACCCGAACCTCTTTCCGATTATTCAAGAAGTTGGGAAGAATACTTTAGAGAACGGGCTGATGGTGGTGATATATCACATACTAAATTGTTTGATTTTGATAAACCCGGTAATTGGTTTAGTCCGATAAGAAGACAGAATTTAATGGCAGATTTTCCTTATCGTGCAAGGGTCGGTGTAAGAATGCCGATTAAAGAAGCACAGGGTGAATTTAGAAATGAAGGATGGGGAGTTGAAGGGCCGGAAGCATGGGTGACCCAAAATATCCCACCCGAAAGACTGGTGCAAATACCCGATGATTGGGATTTTTGGAATGCACAACCCGGTAAGCGTACTTCAAAAGACGCAGACCAACACCCAAGAGATTTTGGCTCAAGGGGCGAAATGATGGGGCAGTGACATGGCGGTAATCAAGAACACAGTTGTTGGTCGTTTCAATACAGACATGCCCGCAGTGATGGACCATGTGCGTAAGCCAGTGTTCGTTGACAACGCTGTTCATCATGCAAAGGTGGACACGAGTACGGGCGTACAGGCGAAGGTCACCATTGAAAACAGCAACGCATCCACCTTCCAAGTCATGCCCGAAACTCGCTATCAAATCGTTGAGGGTGAGTCGTCAATTCAAATTACACATAAAGAAACTCCGGGCCACAGCAGTACCGCAGTACCCTTTTTAGGTGAGAATGTATTGAGTTCGACCAACAAACCCATGCTTGTTTACAACGCCGACAACCCCGCCCAACGCTTGGTGACCTCAACGCTTGAGTCAAGCACTGTTGGTATCTTAATGAACTTAAGAAATATGAAAGGTAAAACACTTAACGACCTCGGCTTCTTTGAGCGTGAAGTTAAGTTGGGACAGCCGATTGATGTTGGTCTTCGTACTACCGACATGGCGATTCGCTTAGGTCAACAGGCCACTACGAGCATGAACAGTTTCAACATTGGCCGCAACTTGGCCGCTACAAACAACAACAATGGTCGAAGAATGCACTCCAATCGTTTCCTCGGTCAAGACTTCGCTAATGTCAACTTGATGACAGCACTGCGTTTCATTGGACGACACGACAGCCGTATGGTGTTGATGGACCGGTTTGGTAACATGCTCTATGTACCTATCACATTCAGTGAAGCCACTGCTATAGTGGATGCTGACTTCCACTTTGGCTCGACCCGCACAGACCCAGTGGATAACACACCCAATCGAATCACAGTACAAGGACAACCAATAGCATTGAATGACTTGGTTATTGTCACTGTTAATGATACTGAAAGACAAAGCGGTATCAACGGTGAGATACGAGAAGAACCCGCACCTGTCGTTGATATGACTGTACGCTCAAGCAGAAAGGCAAAGAGTGTGGGTCGTCAAATCCTACGAGGTAATACGCTTTCTGCTGGTGCAATCAGCAGTGAGGGGCATCCGGGTTTGACCCACCTACGCCCCGGTATGACCATCGAGTACGGTGGGGTAAACCGTGTCATCACAGAAGCAAGACACACACCACTCACAGGCTATACTGACCTAACCATGCTTAACATCGAGTCGGGTATAGAAGGGGTACTGCAAGGCATAAGCGAGGGAGCGAATGCTGTTTCCGGCACAGAAGCACCACTCACCTATGTACAGATTGTCGAAGAGAACCTGTCCATGTTTGGTAAGATTGAGTTGCGTATTACTTCCACAGTGACAGAACGAGGTGTACACAACACCGCCTTCCTTATCGGAGGAGTTAAAGGCACGAAGACAAGAGGCAAAATTGGTGGCACTGGGCTACCAATAGGTGCGAACAAATCCGAATACAGGAGTTATTGACATGCCCGTATCGAATCACATACGCCGTTTGCTCCTACAGACCATCGCTGATACCATCAACGAAGTAGTGGTAGGCTTCGACGGTACACCGGCTACTTCGGAGGATGGAGCGGCTGGTCGCCCTGCCGTTGTCCTCACACCGACAGTGACGATTATTGACGACACTACTCTCCTTGTCGAAGCATCCATGAGTGTAGATGATGCATTCGATGATAAGATTCGTGAGGTGTACATACAGAATCGTAGCACCTCCGACTTCACACCAGTCGCTCGTTATACGACAAAGCCGATTATCAAAACATCGGCAAATGAAATTAACATTGAAATTTTAATTGAGGTGGCATGACATGGGAAATGGCAATCCGGTATCGGGACATACGAATCACAATTTGACAGTGACAACAGCAACTAACGCTGACGGCTTGGCTGACGGTGACCACATCATATCACCCACACTTACCAACATGATTGAGGGTGTACACGGTAATGGTATCATCATGTACGATGATACATCGGTAGGCGAAGGTGACAGGAATACCCCCGCCAACCTACCCGGTGCTGTCAATTATGCCAGTGGTACTACTTTCACTGTGAAAGGTGGGTATGTCGTTCTTGATGGTGTCATGTATCAGTTCGCAGGTGGTGTAGGTACAACAACAACTTACACATTGAATACAAGCAGTGCCAGTGCCGCAGGTTCACACACCGCCCTTACCAGTGGTAAAGAAGCACTTGTTGTCGTCTATGCTTGCGCTGACGATACTTCCACTGTGAAACATATTTATTGGGAATTAGGAACAGCCACCACCGTAGGTGCTAACGCCTATCCCGCTTGTTCCACCTCTTTCCTCAATACACCTACTGCAACAGGTAGTAGTGCGTTGGCAAACACCCAAACACTCGTTCTCGCTGTCCTCCGTGTCGTGTATGACGCTGGGGGCGATGACCTCAAGTTGGCTATCACAGAAGTGAATGACAAGCGTGTGTTCATCCGACCATCACCCATGTACTTCTCACCCGTCACCACAGGTGATATTGCCGCTACAGCCGAAGTTGACTCACATACAGAACTCGATAACTTCCACAGTGGTGAAGTGGGTGGTCTTACTGGCTCACGCTTTGGTGCAATGTGGCAATCCTTTGGGGCACAAATCGCCAGCACTACAGCAGGTGACAACGATAAGGATGTGTTGTACTATAGTGGCACTCACGCCGCCCGTTTCACTCGTTCAGTGTTTGACCGTGTGCTGACAACAGCCCTTACAACATTGGTAATTGAGTCAAACGATGCTAACATTTTGATTTTGACCGCACGAAGTGGTACATGTGGTATTACCACCAATGGTCCGTTCCCTGCGGGTTATATCGTTGAGATTTTGAATCAAGACACTGGTGACACTGCCACCTTTGCAGGTGCTACTATTGCCGCAAGTGGGTACGGTCGTTTCGTCTGTACAGTAAGCCATGCGACCAATCCAACCTTTGTTCGGTTAGTGTGAATAGGGCGATTCAAAATAGAAGAAGAGAAATTATTCTCAATTACTTTCACTGTTGTTTTTCTTAATTGCGGTGTCTTGCCAATAGTGCCCGCATTGCCTACACTGTAGCAACAGGAATCGCTCACGCTCATCATCAAGATAGCGAGCCGATATGCGTCGTGCTATGTGCCAATGGGCACAAGCCCTACACTTTACTTTCAACTTCTCTAACAGTCGCCCCATCGAAACAAGCCTCGCAAAAATCTCCATCAACCAATACTTCGCATGGTTCATCGCAAAATGGGCAAATGTATCTGTTCATTGTGCTGGCCTTCGTGCAATAATATCATCAATGCGTAGGATGGAGTTGGTGACCTCGCTGGCACTCAACACTGCTTGACGAACAAGTTCGGCGGGTTCATACACACCGAGTTCCATCATACTACACACACCACCGTTGTGTACATCGGGGCCAATCTCACGGTTCCCCTGTAGGATTTCGTGACGGATGGCGAGAACTGTATCAAGTGGGTCATGCCCAGCATTCTCGGCAATGGTAGCAGGGATGCACTCTAATGCATCAGCAAAGGCTTCAATCGCCATCTGCGCCCTACCACCGATTTGAGCGGCGTGTTGGCGTAGATGGGCTGACATACGAGCGTATGCGTTTCCACCACCAACAACGAAGTTGCCGTTCTTTAAGACTAATGATACAACACCAAGAGCGTCATCGAAACCACGCTCAACTTCTTCAAGGGTGTGCGTAGTAGCACCCCTTAGCACGAGTGTTGCTTCATCACTCTTGACATTGCCCTGTACGAAGAGATACCACACATCGTTGTGCCGTTGTCGTTCAACCGTACATTTGGTAGCAGTATCGACTTCCTCGGCTGTTTGATACACTGTAGCCCCTGTGACCTTGCTCAAAGAGCGTAGTGTTGACTCCGGTGTTCTGCGAGCAACCATGATGTTATGCTTCTTGAGGTGGGCGCAAACATGGTCATTGACCGCATCACGGACAAAGACTACGCCACCCTTCGGCATTGCTTTCACAAGTAATTTAGCCGTTGAGATGAGGTTTGCCTTACCCGATGATTTGTATGATTGGAATGACTGTGCATCGAGTTGGACCTGTACATTGTCTTCACTCTTCTCGTTCTCAAGGCCGGTGTTCAACAAAACGATGTTGCTGTAGGCATCCTCGCCCTCAAGCACATAGTCCTTGTTCACAATCGACCCTTCGTACAAGTACGAGTCATCGAGTGAGCCACCGGGGAAGGACACGACCTTCACGCTTTCAGCGTCACCGGCCTTCTCGACAGCCGCCACGCAAAGTTCTGCGACGGCATCAAGTGAGTTCTCAAGTGCTTTACCTGTGATAGCAGTTTTAGCAACTGATACCAACACTGCCCGCTCATTGCTTGTGAGAGAAATGTTAGTGTGAAGGTACTCAACGGCCATTTGTGATGCTTCGTGATAACCACGACAAATCACATTTGGGTGCAATCCCTTCTCAAACAGCATTTCGCTGTTTCCGAGTAGTTGACCTGCAAGAATGACCGTACTTGTAGTACCGTCATAGCACAGGTTCTCTTGTGTCTTCGCTACTTCAACAATCATCTTACCACCGGGGTGAGATACATCGAGTTCACGCAAGATGGTAGCACCATCGTTTGTCACGATAACACCACCTCCACCATCAACCATCAGTTTGTCCATACCCATAGGTCCGAGGGTCGATTTGACGGTATCTGCTACCGTCTTTGCCGCTCGAATGTTGTGTATCTGTGCTTTGCTCTTTGTGCTTTCTATCTCCGTCATGTCTTCACCATTCCACTTCTATTTCGACCACTTCACCAGTTTCCAAATGTCGTGATTTGATATACCCCTCACTCTTTCCGAATTGATATAGGTCGAATGTAAGTTGGGCATCGCTAAGGCAGTATTTGGCTACCTCATCGAATTTACCCGCTCTCCATGCTAAAGGCGCATCTTCACTGTTCATTAACTTATTGTCCTCTAAAGTGGTCTTTGTTAGCATACCGAGAGTTGTTGATACCTTACCAACGGCTGTTGCCGCCTTCTGTACCAAGTGCTTTGTGTCAATGACCGCATCGGCCTTACCGAGTATGTCACCCGCTGTCCAACAGTCGAGAGCATCACGAAGTACGGGTAAATCAAATCCCTTGATGTTATGACCGATGACGATACCACCACCAGCCACATGCTTTGCTAAGTCCTCACCAAGTGTACGAGGATGGAGTTCTTTCACTGTAGCGTCAATGTCCAGTGACTTGTTGCAATACACTGTACCATCGTTGCCATTCCATGTAGCAACAACTGTAGGCTCAAAGGAGGCGGTCTTATCCCATCCTCCGATTTCCCACGAGTAGTTGCCTGTTTCAATATCTAATGCCATTATGTCACTCATTTCTTCGCCGCCTTGTGTTGGTAGTAAATCCGCTTGCCTTGCTTGCGGCTGTTAAACATCTTGGAAGCATAATCTTTGAAATGTCTTTCTGCTGTACTCTTCGATACTCCGGTGTTTTCGGTGTACTTTGTGAGTACCGCTTGCTTCCTACGCCATTCACCGTTGTGTCCTTCAATCTCATAGCCCACGCTATCGTTGTACGCTTTAAGCATCTGCTCAAGCAACTTACCCTCTTTGGCCTTGTTTCCGTTCACTTCAACGGAGTCTTCAAGCCATGAGATGAGGTTTAGGAACAGGTCGTGTAAAATCTCGTGTGCCATGTCAACATGTTCTTCTTTGATTTCCCATGATTCATCAAGCAGGGCCATGTGAAGGGAAATGATACCGAGGTAGTTCTCAATACCCGGTGTGAATGATGCTACGATTTCCGACATAGCAGGGTTCATTTTAACGAGTTCTTTGTAAATGTCATCCGATGCTTGATACAACGCAGTGGTATAATTTAAACCGGGTTTGAACATGTCCCACATGTAGTGTTGTACTATTTCTTCTCGCTCATCATCACTCATTTCACTCCACTGTAAAAATTCTATTTCAGCCAAGTTCAATAGGCGGTCACGAATGCGTTTATCGGTGGTTTTGAAGTAATCGTAAATATCCTCCTTAGTCAAATCATTTTCTTCGGGTCTTCGCCAAAAAGTTGCAAGACGATTTGTGCTTACCTCTTGACGCATTCCCATGTCCCAGTGCGCCCAGTACAGCAATACACGCTGGAAGATACCTTTTGTCAGTACATAGTCCTTAACACCCTTCGGTGGGTATGTGGTAATCCATAATGACACTAAAGAATCACACTCAATTTTATTCCCCTTCATGTGCTTTACCAATATGTTGCTGTTGCTACCAACAGCGTTGCAAGCCGTCTGTAGGTACAGTACAGTTTCTTGACTGTGTTTATTCGGAGTGAGTAGGATAGACCCTTCATCGAAGTTGATGGCCTTACGCCCTGCGAGCAAGCCCGGAACAGTTTCAAATTCTCCTGTGGGTTTATGGTTCTCATCAAGCACTGGATTAGTTGAGCCGATAAGACCTGCATCTGTTCCCGATGCGAATGCATCATAAGGAACCTCGATATTTTCCATAACATCACTGATAAAGTTCCAAGCGATTGACTTACCAGTACGAGAAGGTTGAATCCAAAATACATGTACACGGGGGTCGAGGTGGGAGTCACCGGTAGGAATACGGACATAGGGTAGGGCAACTTGGCCTTGAATGAAAAAGAATGAAAGTAATGCTGGTACTTCATTCATCATGGAGGTTTGTGAAAAGTGGTGTAAGTACCCCTCAAGAACGGGGAACTTCTGTACGGCTTTGTAATTTGAAATTTGAGTCATTGTATCATTTCCTGTTTCTTTTGTTCTTTATATGTCATCGTCGGACTTTTCGTTCTTGCTTCACTGGTTCTTCACTTGTGAGTATCTTGATGAGTAGTTTCCTTCTTACCTCACCCAAGCCTTTGATTTGCTTGAGTGATTCGGGGAAGCACATCTCTTCGATACTACCGCATGTTTCGAGTAAGCGTTCGGCCACTTCACGACCAACGCCCGGTACGGTCATTATCATATCCAAGCGCAGGTCATTGCTTGCTACTCTCCGTATGCTTTGTGCGCCATGCTTACTTGCTGGCTTGTGCAACTTGTCATGTAGTTTCACAATGAATTGAGATGCACTACTCACATCGGGGGTGAAGAATACTTGGCATTCAAAGTCGCTCATAATGCGGGCGATAGTGCCTGTCATTTCAGCCTGTACTCTTGAATAACTTACCTGCTTACCGTTGCGCTTCGCCATCGTGATGTACTTCTCAATGGAGCCGTGTATGACAAGGAAGAAACGCTCAAAGTTAGCATCCATGTTATCCAGTTGTCGCCATAGGTGACCGGAGTGAGATGATTGGAATAGGTCGGGAATACTTTTAGCCTCAACTAACGCACCACCGAGTAGGTAATCACCTACGACAAGGGTTTGTCTTACGACATTTAGGCCAGCCTTCTTCGCCTTTCGTTCAATGGCTTCACACAACGAGCCACGCTCATTACTGTCTATTATCAAGTCCGGTTTCATTTGAACTGCCCCTTGTTGTGGAAAGTACACCTTTCAATTTTATACCCCTTCCAGTGACCACAGCGTTTTCCTTTATTGTTAATGTAAGTACATCTGTGTTCATCGGGTGCTTCCTGTTTTCTACAAGTATGACAAATGAATGTGTAGTCATCGGGTTTGTCATTTATTCTCTTGCTACTTGATGGCCTTGCATTGCAAAAAATACATCTTAACGAGTGCATATCTCATCCCTCCATGTCGCCGGTTCCGTCGTAGTATTTGCATTTACCTATGCAGAACCCTTCTTGAAACAGTGTGGCACAAGTGGCGTGTGGATAACCAGCCATCACGATACTGCGTACCTGTTCTTCTGTTTTTTCTTTTTGATAATCCACCCAACCTTGACCGGAAATGATTCTTGAAATCATACCTACATGCTCTTCCTTTTCCTTCTCGGCTATACGCCAAGCGGGAAAGAACATACGAAGCCGGTCGGCTAAGTAGGAGGCAAGGTGAAACCTCGCCCTGTGAGTAGGATTGCCGCCACCCATAGCGGCCTGTGAAAGACACGGAAGCATGTGAATATCATCAAGTGATACTGTGGGTATCTCCACAGTTTTTATCTGTGTCATGTTAGCAAAGGCACTCTTGACAATTTTTAATTCGACAGGGATGCTACCTAACTGTACATAACCTGTGTGGGATTCTTGACCTATATCCATCAAGTCATCGTATGATGCGTTCATAACAAGGTCACTGCTCAATGGTACACCCCACACCTCCCGCTTGGCGTTGTATGAATTGGGTATTCGTATCATACCGCTTGTATCGAACGCTACCGTAGGGTCATTGCATCGTAGGCCACCGAGTTTGCTCTCCCATTTGTTAATGAGCAACCTACCGGAGTGTTTTATGCGTGAAAGTTCATTACCGTTTTTAGGTTCAAGGGTCTTAGCCAAAGGAACCCATACATGGTAGCCGCCCCCACTAAACCAAATGTAGTGTAGTGTATCTGTTTCACTTAAATAAGTGTGAAGTTTCCTAACTTCCGCTTGCGGAACATCAAATGGAACATCTTTGCCCCTACTCTTGAAATCCTTACAATCAAAGTCCAATACAAAATGGTGAATCTTCGGTGTGTTGTAGTCAACCCTGTGGTGTTTAGGTGCTTGTGTTTCATTGAAACCGTAAGCGGTAAAGTACACATTACCACTTCCGTTCTTACCAGCCCAATACTGTTCAAGTTCGGCTGAACTACGAACAATACGCCGCCAGCCCCGCTCACCATTACTCGGCAATTCGAGTACCTCACGAGGGTAGTCAATAGGTACGAAGGGCACGCTATCACCGGTTTTCGTGTAGTAAAATTTCGAGGTCTTTCAAAAGTGCATCAATCAACTTGTTCACTGTCGTCACCCGTAGGTGTGAGGGGTGAACCGTGTAAATGACCATCAAGGGGTGTTCCTTTGTTGCTTCTCCACCTATGTCCATGAACTCGCTTAGTTTCGTTTGTCGTATAACTTGGCGAGTGAACATCTTACGGTTGGGTAAACGCCCACCACTCGTTTTGTTTACTTTCACTTCAATGTTAAATGTACCAGTATTGTCATTCAACATGCGCTCTAAAATCATCATTGCTTCCATCATTTTTCATCTTCTCCATCTTTTTCTAATTTGTCCAAGAACTTATTCGCACCGGAACTTTCCAGCCATTCTAAATCATCAGCCGGATTCCAATACTCGCAGTGTTCTTGAAAACTGCACCACCCACATTTGAACTCGTTATTACCGGGGTCGGGTGGAAACTCCATGTTTAAGTGTGCTTCAAGTAGGCGCACCAAACCTTTCTCAATACTCTTGGAGGCGTGTCTGCCCCCTTTCTTTGAATCTTCATAGAACATGGTAGGCCCA